TCAAGCTATGAGGCCCGTGGCGGATGGTATTCGATGCGTGGCGCAAAAGTAATAACCTACGATAAGCTAGACGGCGAAGTACACCGCACCACGATTAGGCCAAGGCTTTAATGGAAAAAATGCCGATCATCTCGATGCCACTGCCTGACGGCGGGCAAGTGGTTTGTAGGGTGGATGCGATAACAGCGGCAACCACTAACATGCGCAACGCTGATTTGACTGACGTTTATATTGACGTCGCTTGCCCCGAGGGGATCACTATTGATGTCGATATTGACTCTTTTACAACGTCATGGCTTACGGCGCTTCTCACTACTATTGACGACTGGACAACATCCCGTGAGATGCACTGATTGCGGTAGTGAAATGAAGCCGCAATTTACTGGTGACAACGGCAAGCTGCGAGGCTGGTTTTGCGAGTGTGGCAACTGGGAAAAGGCTATCTTGCGAGAAAGACAATTTACGAAAGAGACATACTATGGCAATAAAACGGACAAACGCTGATATCTGGTTTAGCAAGGCGGTAAGAGCTAGGGACGGCGCTTGCCTCGTATGTGGGACAGATCAGACACTTGAGTGCGCACACATATATGGGCGCAGACGGCGAATTGTGAGATATAGCCTCGATAACGCAGTAACCCTCTGCCACCATCATCACCGCGTAATGACTGAGAATCCGTTGAGCTTCAGCGGCTTTCTAGAGATGCACTTAGGCGCAGGCCATTTAGAGATACTGACTGAGAAGTGCAGGGGCATACTGAAAGAGAGCAAAGCCGTCAGGGATGAGATCGCCAAGCACTATCGAGAAGAGGTGCGCAAAAAAGAGCAGAACCCCGACTACGTGATCGTTTCGTATAACTGATTGCCCGTGTGTTATAATTGCAGGGCAACTATGGAGGTTGTCATGTGTGTACAAAGCCAACGGCAGTATTTTGCAGAGCGGCACCACATCGTCGTGACTGACAAAACCGCAGAGCTACTTGCTCGACTAGGCAGAGATCAGGGTGTCACCGAGGAAGACTACCTCAAGCACCTATCACGCCACCCCAATCAAGATCAGTTCATTGCAGAGATCGCCCGTTACTACGGGTAGCTGAACTGTCACGATTGTCACAATACATACCCCACCGCATATAATTATCAAAGAAAGATAAAAAAGTGCTTGCGGATGTTAATTAGTTGAGTAATACTTCTTTCATCGGCTGGAGGAACAGCCACAAACGAAGGGGAAAGTAGCATGGCAACAAGAGCGACATACAAGTTTTCAAGCAAGTCAGCCTGCGACGGCGAGGTATTCATCTATAACCATTGGGATAACTATCCTGCGGGTGCGGCAGAGCATTTCTTTCAGGCTTTGGTTCATGCTGGCGAGTATGGCTTACTCAGAGCTGAGTCATTCATTCGCGGCAACGAACGAGCCGAGATAACTGAGTCGCACGAGATTCACGGCGATACCGAATATCGCTACGACATCGACGTTGCAGAGCAGACAGTGACTGTTTTCGAGCGCGACATCGAGTTTCACGCCGATGGTTCTTACACTGAGTCGTGGGATTTTCACAGCCATCTCGAGGTTAAGGATTTCATCATCAAAAACCGACACAAGGAGGCCGCATAAGCGGCCTTTTTGCTGGGGGGCAAATGAGTAAGTTTGCAGAGCAAATGACACTGACAGAGGTAGCCGCAGTCATGGGCATATCACGTCAGCGGGTAAAGCAAATCGAAACGGTAGCACTTGAGAAGCTACGTAATAATCCAAAGGTGAGGGGTTTGTATGAAGGAATTATCGACGGACGCATGGGCAGTAATTCTAGTGGGCATGATTTTATTGGTGTTCATTCTGGGGATAGTAGGGCGCAGTGATTACGACGATGCGGTAGCGCAACAGGACATTTACTGCGAATTTGTAGACTTATGGGGGCAAACAAATGGTAGGGACGGACATCCTGACTTTAGAGGGATTTACAAAACGGCTTGCACAGATGGACAGCGACGAGATTGAAGACACGATCATCGCAGTCAAAGCCGCACACGCTATGGCTAATCGACACAGGGAGGACATGGCTATATTATTTGACTACAGCATAGTGCCGCTCAAAGATAACGACGAGCCGCCACTAGAGATAGTTAGATACAAATTTCCAGCGTAGAGACGCATTGCCCGCACTAGCGGGCTTTTTTATGTCCGTTTACTATATGGTGTATAATGGCTCGCGGGGGACACTATATGTTGCAGACAGTAACAATAGATTGGCGGCCCGTAATACAGGGTGGTATGCCACGAAATGAAGGCACTTACCTCGTCGCATTTGACGACGGGGCAGTGGAGACATACCCCATGTCACACCAAGACATTAAACGCGGAGAAGTGAAAGACGGGCAAACACATGGCCTTTATTGGGCTGAAGGTATACCGTCGCCTTTATAAAATATGACTCTATCTATCGACTATATACCTACTGCGGATTTGATTCCGTATGCAATGAATTCCCGTACACACTCAGATGCTCAGGTGACGCAAATCGCCGCCAGCATTCAAGAGTTCGGCTTTACGAATCCTATCCTCATCGACGATCATGAAGTGATCATCGCGGGCCACGGCCGATTACTGGCCGCTCAGAAATTAGGCATCGAGGAGGTTCCGACGATAACGCTCGAAGGGCTTTCAGAGGCGCAGACAAAAGCCTATGTGATTGCCGATAACAATCTAGCACTAAACAGCGATTGGGATGATGAGAAACTTTCTGTTGAGCTGGAGCGGCTATCTGAATTGGATTTCAACTTAGACTTGCTCGGTTTCGAAACGATACCAGAATTCGTCGAAGCGCCCGATTACGGAATACTCGACGATGATGGGTTGTCCGCTGAAATACAGGGGATGACAGACGGCGTAAGGAAAGCAATTCAGATCGAATTTTTACCCGAGCACTACGAAGAAGCGCAGGAACTTGTGAAGTGGTGGAGACAGCAAGACGCCTACGTCGGTTATATGCTTATTGAACATCTGAAGAAAGAGATGAAGAAACATGAAGCTAAAAAAAAGTAGCATAAAGGGTATCGAATTTTTTCACCGCGAAGGCATGAGCGATCTAAAAACTTTTGAAGAAGTCATCGGCTCCGATGTCTATCAGAAGCGCGGCATGAAAATCGAAGCAGGCCAGAATTGGATGGACTGTGGCGGCAATGTAGGCGCGTTCACGTTATTGGCCTGTTCGAAGGGCGCTCACGTAACCGTCTATGAACCTGATCCTTTCAACTGCCGCATGATCGAAAAAAATCTGAAACTGAACGGCTATGAGGCAGAAATCAAGCAAGCCGCGCTAGTTCACGATGAAACAAAAACCGTGAATCTGTTCATCGGCAACAACGGCAATGTGTGGCGGAACAGCATCGTCAAAAAATGGAATGACAAAGGCTTGAAGGTAAACGCGCTAAATTTCGATGCGGAAGCAAAAGGCAAAGATTCGTGCAAGATGGATATCGAAGGTGCAGAGATGCCGATATTGGAGAACTGTACGTCGACTTTTGATCGGCTCGTGTATGAATGGAGTTTCGATATTGATGCCAGTTTGAGAAGACTTTGGAACGTCATCGACAAACAGAAGCAGGAATACCGCATCGAGTGTGCGTGGAATCAGATTTGCTACGAAACTCGAGAGCATGAGGTTTGGCCTAAAAACTGGTTCCCTGCCTGTGAAAATGTTTTCTGTTTCAAATGAATACTATAGAGCTGGTGCCCGTCGAGCACTCATACAAAATCGGCGATCAACCTTCAGAGAATCCGCCGACGTTCACAGGCGATGCAATGTTCGTGCAAGACAATGAGCCAGTCGGGTTCTACATCGAGCGCATACCAGCGCGACTGAAGCAACTGACAGACATTGCCGATTATGAATTGAATTCTAAGCGCGTGCCTAAAAGCGTAATGAAACGCTCTAGCTCTCTTATCGGCAACCCTGTCTTACAGCATTCCTGCATTATCGGTTCAGTACCACCGAAGCCACACATGCGACGTGCATACGCTACACGTAGTTCAGTGCATAGTGTGAAAACAGCGCAGACGTTTGTAAAGGCGATGACGTTAGCAGGAAAAGAGGCCCTCAGCATCATCGAATCGGTATCGCCGCAACTTTATGAAATCCACAAAACAGCGGTAGAGGACAGCGTTCCGCAAGAATGGCGCTTCTGCGATCTATTCACTAGCTCGATCAGCAATTTCAACATCGCGGCGGCAATACATCGAGACAATTTGAACGTCAAAGGCGCTCTCAACGTAATAATCACCAAACGCCGTAACAGCAAAGGCGGTAACCTGTATTTGCCTGATTACGACACAACGATCAACTGTGCTAACGATTCGATGTTGGTATACCCTGCGTGGCGAAATATGCATGGCGTCACGCCTATCATACCGACACACGCGGGCGGCTATCGTAATTCACTAGTTTGGTATGCTTTGAATGCATTCAAAGAGCAGCGGGAGCTGAAGCCGAATGAATAAAGGTGGACGCCCAAAAAAATCACTATCAACACAACAGATTGCAGAAATAGAAAAGCTAGCGGCTTATCTTAATCAAGATCAGATAGCCGATTACCTAGAAATACCCACACGCACCTTAAGAGCAATTTTGAGCCGTGATGAGGTGGTTTCTGCCGCGTATAAAAAAGGACGCGCGAAAGCGATCGGTAGTGTCAGTCAAAGTCTTTTGAAGAGCGCGACAGAGGGCAACACAACAGCGCAAATTTTCTATCTGAAGACACAGGCAGGATGGCGAGAAGCGCCTATCGAGACTCAAGATTTGCCGCCTGTTGTGATCAAGTTAACGCCTGATGCAACTGACGAATCCGCAGACTAAAATATTCGTTGATCCTGTTAGGTTCCGTGTAGTCGTCGCTGGCCGTCGATTCGGCAAAACATTCTTGAGCACGGCAGAGATCATGAATCGTGCTTTATCAGCGCCTCATCAAAACGTCTGGTACGTCGCACCGACTTACAAGGCGGCGAAAGAAATCGCATGGGACATGCTCATTGGCCAAATCCCGAGAGAGTATATACAAAAGACGAATGAGTCATCGCTAACCATCAGCCTCTTAAATGGTTCCAGCATCGCATTGAAGGGCGCTGAAAAGCCTGACAA